GGCTAGCAGGTACTGGAAAGACTTACATAGCTGTTCATCATGCCTTACAGGAATATTTATCAGGCAAAGTTAAAAGAATTATCTTTACTCGTCCACTTATGAACGTTGGAAATGAGAAGCTTGGCTTCCTTCCAGGTGAAGTAGGAGACAAAACAGCTCCTTACAGTGAGCAATTTAATGAATATATGAACGAATTTCTTCCAATGCTGCAGTTTGCAGACGAAAAGAAGATGAACAGAGACATAGAATTCATTCCATTGGCTTACATACGAGGAAGAAACTTCTCAAATACCATCATCATTGCTGATGAAATGCAAAATAGCACGCAATTACAAATGAAAACACTTCTAACACGCCTTGCTGATGACAGTAAGATAATGGTTTTAGGAGATACAAAGCAATCAGATAGGGTTGAAGTTGGCAAAAGCGGCCTTCAAGACCTAGTTGACAAGGTAAAAGCTAGTCCCAACGAAGCTGTTGGAGTAGTTACCTTCGTTAAAGAAGATATTATGCGCTCTGAGATAGTCAAATACGTACTTAAACTATATGGAGACATAGATTAATGACAGTTAAAACACCTTTCGGACCTCTTGGCGAGTTTGTATTTAAGAGAACTTATGCAAGAAGGCTTTATGACAGCCCTGAGTCTCCAACTGAATCCTTTGAACAAACTATAGATCGCGTATTAGATGGAGCAGAACGTCAGTTAAACCTTTTAATGACTAAAAAAGAGCGTTTAAAAGCTAAAAACATACTTTTAAGTCTCAAAGGAATGGTTGCAGGGCGCTTTCTATGGCAATTAGGTACTAAAACAGTTGATAAACTGGGGCTATTATCCCTTCAGAACTGTGCTTTTACCGTAATTGATAGTCCAATACGACCTTTTACCTGGGCATTTGATGCACTAATGCTTGGAAGTGGAGTTGGTTACAACATTCAATTGAAGCATGTGTACTCACTTCCCAAAGTTAAAGAAGTAAAAATAGAGCATGTATTAACAAAAGACGCAGACTTCATTGTACCTGACAGCCGGGAAGGCTGGATTAAACTGTTGGAGAAGACTCTTGAAGCACACTTCATTACTGGTGTTGGTTTTAATTATAGCACTATACTTGTTCGCGGCAGTGGCGAGCTCATTAAAGGGTTTGGTGGTACATCCTCCGGGCCCGGGATACTTATCTCCGGAATTAGTAATATTTCCTCACTTTTAAATAAGAAAGCTGGAAGAAAGATCACTCCAGTGGACGCAATGGACATTATGAACATTATAGGCAGCATTGTGGTTGCTGGTAACGTTCGCAGAAGTGCCCAGATCGCCATTGGAGATACTATCGACACTAACTATCTTCGAGCAAAACGTTGGGACCTTGGCAATATACCTTCCTATCGAGCCATGTCTAATAACTCTGTTGTCGTCAAAGACATCAAAGATATTCCTGAGGAGTTCTGGGAAGGCTATTTAGGAAACGGTGAGCCTTATGGAATCATTAACCTTCCTCTATCCAAGAAGGTTGGAAGACTTGGTGACACTAGATATCCAGATCCAGACGTTGAAGGTTACAACCCATGTGCTGAGCAAAGCTTAGCCAACTATGAGACCTGCTGCTTAGCAGAGGTATTCTTACCTAACAACAAGTCCAAAGAAGAGCTGTGGGATACTGTGGAGCTTCTTTATAAGATCAACAAGCACAGCTTAGCGTTACCTTGTCACTTAAAAGAAACAGAAGAGATTGTTCATAAGAACATGCGTATGGGCATTGGAATCACAGGCTACCTTCAATCTTCAGAAGAGCAGAAGTCCTGGCTTCCAGAGATATATGAAAAGCTTAGAGCTTATGATGTTGAGTACTCAGCTAAGTTTGGATGGAATCCAAGCATCAAGCTAACAACTGTAAAGCCAAGTGGAACTCTCAGCTTACTAGCAGGAGTCACTCCAGGAGTTCACCCAGGCTACAGTCATTACCACATTAGAAGGGTAAGAATTAGAACTGAAGATCCACTCACATTGGAAGCTAAGAAAGCTGGCTACCCAGTAGAGTACTTGAGAGGCTTCGATGGAAAAGAACAGTACGACACTTCAGTCATCTCGTTCCCGTGCAGCTTCCCCGAAGATACTGTTGTTGCTCGTGATCTTACTGCAGTGCGCCAACTTGAGTATGTCAAGAGACTACAGACAGATTGGTCCGACAATTCAGTGTCGTGTACGGTTTATTACAAGAAGGAGGAGCTGCCTGCTATTAGATCTTGGTTACAAGATAACTACGCTGATGGAATAAAGAGCGTTTCATTCTTACTACACTCTGAGCATGGCTTTGCCCAGGCTCCACTAGAAGAGATAACTAAGGAAGAGTATTTCCTTTTAATGTCCCAAGTTAAATCCATAGATTCAGTTTCCACTGAGCATTCAGTTGATGAGCAGCTTGAATGTGCAGGTGGTGCTTGCCCAATTATATAAGGAGAGAAGACCCATGGACATGATTAGAGGAGCTTTAATAACGGTAGTTGCTACAACAGCACTAGCTTTAGGAATGAGTAGATTAACAGAGGTAGACACGCTTACTGGAGAAGTTAATGACGAGTCTATCGTACCTATTGTAAAGAACATGACTGACGATGGAGCAGCTCTCAACTCACTACTTAAGACTAGGTTGATCATTCACTCACCAGGTGGAAGTGTTTCGGATATGGAGCTGCTGCTTCAGATCATGAAAACAAATAAGCGCTATGTTCAGACAGAGATTCCAGTGTTCGCAGCTAGTGCTGCAGCAGATGTCTTTCTAGCCGGCAATAAAAGGCTGATGGCTAAGAATGCTGAGATACTGTTTCACGAAGTTCGCATCATGCTTGGAGATCCTTTCTCAGGAATGCTTATGATCACCTACACAGATCTTAAATCTTTCGCAGAGACTGGGAAACTAGCAGATAATTCAGAGCATCTTAAACGTGGAAGTGAAAAACAAGCTATCGAAAGTCTTAAGGAGATTCCTTTAGAGATTATTAAAAAGATGGTAGAGCACATGACAAAGCTTCATGAAAAGCACATTGAGTTTGTTATGGAACGGACTGGCCTTACTAAAGAAGAAGTTATTTCTAAGATCTTGATTCCTAATGTAGATGTCACTTTTGGTCTTGAAGAAGCCCTTAAATTAAACATCGCTACTGGAGAAATTTAATGAAGATAGCTAACTACTTTCTTCAAGGAGTAGTTGATCACTCAGGACTTCCTCAATGGCTGGTTGAACAGTCAGGCATGGAAAGTGGGGAAGGACCTGAGAATGATTTACTAATCTTATGGATCAATAGCCCAGGAGGAGATGTTCTCGCAGCTATTGAATCCATTAACTTAATTAAGGCCAGCCCAGTTCCAGTAGTCACAATTATTAACGGAGCAGCTGAGTCAGCCGGACTTCTAATCTCCTCGTCAGGACATTACAGGCTGGTGTTTGAAAGATCTTTTGGAATGGCTCACCATTTCTCAACAGGAGCTGAGGGAAGTTACCACGAGCTACAGGATTCAATGAAGCACAACGGCTTAGTCCATGACATCATGGTCAGCCTGTTTAAAGAGAACTCATCAGCTACCACAGACATTATTGACGATAAGTTCCTCGGCCGTAAGAACACTTACATGTCAGCCAAGGAGTTGGTTAAGTATGGGCTAGCGGACGAAGTAGTCAAGCCTGGTCCTAAGTTTCAAAGAAGGATACAAGCCTATGGGAATTCCAAGAAAGCCAGTAAAGCTAAGAAGCACCTTCGAAGAAAAGGTGATAGAGCACTTACAGACTCTGGGAGCGAAGTTTCAGTATGAGTCTATGAAGATTAAGTATCAGAAGAAGCCGTCCACTTACACGCCTGACATAGTTCTTCCCAATGGAATAATTGTTGAGATTAAGGGGTACTTCGATGCTGAGGATAGGGCCAAACATTTACTTATACAAGAGCAGCAACCTGAATTGGACATTCGATTTGTTTTTCAAGTTGCCAAAAAGAAAATACACAAAGCTTCTCCTACCACTTATGCCGACTGGGCAACCAAGCACGGATTTAAGTACGCAGAAAAGCTAATACCTACGGAGTGGATTAATGAAGGAGTCAAGTAAGTTAGATAGGTTAAGAACCATCGACAACTGCTTAGAGCTGGCTCACAAGTTGGAAGTCTCTAGAGCTATGTTGGCGGAAGGTATTGGAAAGCTTTCAGCAGCCAATGATCCGTTACATATACTGCTGACTGAGTACATACAACGTTATGTGAAATTGGGTCAAGTGTTGATAAAGAAGGAGTTGGAATATGATTGATGATGAGGAAGTAATTGGCTTAGAGGACGATGAGAAAGAGATAGAAGTTATTACTAACTATGTCTACAACTCCAATCCAGACGCAGGGGCACAGCTAGAAAAGATTCTTCCACGAATAAAAATTACAAAGACCCCTTGAAATTTAAAATATTAGTACTATATAGATGTATATAGGGAAAGGGTTGATATGAAGAAGCTACGCAGAATGTTTGCCAGAGTGTCAAGGAAAGCAGCACAAGCAGCAGGTTCTTCTACAACCTTCGTACTTGCAGTACTTACGGTAGTGGTATGGGGTGTATTAGGACCTTTGTTTGAATACTCTAATACATGGCAACTGGTGATAAACACCTTCACCACTATCGTAACTTTCTTACTAGCTATATCGATTCAGCACACCCAAAACAAAGACGCTAAAGCGCTACATCTGAAACTTAATGAGCTCCTTAGTCAGACAGAAGACTTGCAAGAAGCTCTAACAAAGATAGAGAAAGAGCTTGAGGAAGAGGACGATGATTAGAGCAGTCTATGATCGGATGAATAA